TAAAAAGGAATACACTCTTATGCGAGATAATATACTGGTAAGTTCTTTTAACGAATTAATATCCACCCCATGACCTACCGCAAGCTAAAATCCGGCACATTGTACGGACAGAAGGGAAGATGTTTATAACAACTTAAAACATAATAAAATGGAACCATACGAACTTAAGGAAATGATAGACACCTTGGAAATTAAAAAAGTTTCTTTTGATGAGTACGAATTTGTATTTGAATTTAGAAATGGCGTATCTGTTACGGTAGGTAAAACAACCGAATGGGATTGCGCTGCATGGGAAATTGAAAGCAGTATTGAAAAAGAGCAGGCTCGTATCAGGTGGGAAGAACAAGATAAAAGGAATAAAGAAAATAACAGGCTGCAAAAAATAAAAGAGGATGCAATACTTTCAAAATTTCCGCCTGAGCAATGGGAAGAAATTCGCCGCACTTTCAGAAGATAGGTACATCGCTTCCCCGTATAGCAGATGCAAAACAATTTATTAAAATTAAAATGAGTAAAGATGAATCTAATATTTGTGTACGCTAAGAATGAGAAAATAAAGGCACTTTCATTGTATTTCGCTCAAAAAGATGATACAAAACTAAGGGAAGATGGCTGGGTGCATACCGCTACGATAGACCCTATTTTATGGCTAAATAAACTATGCAACGATTGCGATGATGTATTAAAAGAAATAAGTGAATTAAAGGGATTAAACCACATCATTTCCCCATCCATAAAACCAACCAACAATGAATAAATACACGATAGGAAACAATCAAACGACAATTATATTACCCCTTGACGCCTTGACCGCACAATTAAAAATGCAAGGCTTGACACTATTATTAAACCATGAACTACCAGCGTTCGCCGCCCCGCCGCCGGCCAGCGAAGGGGAGATGGCAGACGTAGAAACGGTAGTATTTTTTGAATTAAAAAACAAAAAGTACTTTACCAAAAGCGGATTTGAAATAACAACGGATATGCTAATGAAAGCAGAACATTTTATAAGTGATGATGTTTGCTACATTAAAGTTCCTTTGGCCACCCTGCCCACCAGGGAGCAGAGAGGGGAAAAGGAAAAATTTGCAATTCGATTTTCTGAATGGCTAATGATTCAATGCGAATATAAAAATCATTGCGTATGGGAATATCGGGGAGAAGAATACACGCAGAACGAATTGATTGAAATATTTAAGCGAACTACACCACTTCCATCCCCACCAAAGCACTAAGCAATCAAACCAATTTTTAAAATAACATAAAACAAAGGAGTTATGAAAGCAACAAAAATCACTTACAGCAGATTGATTTCAAAGGGAAATTATGAAAATGTAAAAATCGAAATTGAGTTGGAAGTTTCCGAAGGGGAAAAAGCATCGTCCGTTTATGACAAAGCAAAAGCATTTGTTGAACGAAGATGCGAAATTGAAAAAATGTCGCAATATACCATCGATAATGCTAAAAAGGTTATGGACGATAAGCGTAATCATACCCTTGCACAAATTGAGCAAGCAGAGGAGATTTTATCAAAAACAATCTTCAAAGACGATTTACCATTTTAACCCTCAAAACCCCAACCAATGATACAACCAAACGAAAAGTTATTGTCCGGTAACGTGGTGATGTGGAGAAATAGGTTCTACACTTTAACAAAAGGAGATATTTATTCAATGGACTATTTAAGAAACTTTTATTCCCCTATACCCCTCACCCCTGAGATACTGGTGCAGTGGTGCGGGTTTAAGCAAATAGCCGGATTTTATGAATTAAATACAGACAACCTTATTATCCTATTCCCAATGAGCATTACAGGAGTATTATCAATAATGGACGCCGGTCTTGATTCAATCAATATCAAATGCCCAGACCATCTGCACACCTTACAGAACTTAATTTATTTTTTATCAGGAGAAGAAATGCCGGTTAACATTCCTAACAATTAAAATTAGATAAGATGAAATACAAAAAATACTTTATACTAACCTTGCAACTTGCAACAATTTTCTTTTTGTATTGCGCAATGATGTTAACCATGTGCTCCCACAATCTAAATATGGCAAACATTAGCCTAAGCACATCTTCGATGTATTACCGCATTGGCGCAAAAGAAGATGCCCGAAAAGAAAGGGCTTTGGCTGACGAGTATGTTGCCAAATCAAATAATTTAAAGAAATGGATTCCATCTTTCATGATTAGAAAACAACCCTAAAATTTTAACCCCATGACATACACAACGGCGAAGGCGGGCAGGTATTTCACCAGGCATCAACCATGACCGAAAACCTAAACATAGATGATCACATCAAGCCGATGATCATAAAAGCCCTTAACAGCGAAAAGGGCCGGTATAGAATGTCCGCAGCTGCAGCCAAATTGCAAACGAGCAAATCAACGCTATCAAGGCTGATTAAAAGACTTGAGATTGAATATGAATATGGGGTGGGTTACAGCGAAAAGAAAAAATTTGCATCAACGTTGCAAAAGGCGTAAATTTGATGTGAATAATCAATTACAAATCAATGGCAGGCAATGGAGGCGCAAGGCCAGGAGCGGGGCGGAAACCAAAGTCCGATGAAAAGGCTATTATAGATAGGATGGACGCTGTAATGGCGCCAGCGGAAGTTTGGAAGATACTTGCAAAGCTCGTAAAGGCCGGAGACGCGCCATCGATTAAACTTTGGCTTAACTACAGGCACGGTATGCCAAAGCAGCAAATGGATATCAAGCATGAAGGGGATGTACACCTTACTTTCAAAAAAGATACAAGATGCGAGCCGCTAAATGACTAAGGAAATTTCATATACGCCGGTATTTGAAGCCAATAAAAAAGCCTACGAAAGCGGGCAATTCCGTGTCATAGCAAACCAAGGCAGCACAAGATCATCAAAAACTTACTCACTTTGTCAGCTGATACCGGTAATAGCCCTGTCTGAAAAAAAGGAAATTACCGTTTGTTCCCCATCATTACCCCATCTTAAACGTGGCGCACGTAAAGACTTTTTAGATATCCTGAAAGAGTGGGGCGTTTACAACGAAAACGATTTTAATAAGACAGATAATATTTACCGTTTCCCTAAGACGGGCAGTTATGTTGAGTTTTTCGGAGCGGATGAAACAGCTAAGTTAAGAGGGCCGGGGCGCGATATTCTGTATATTAACGAGGCAAACCTATTGCCGTTTGAATCTTATCTACAACTATCCCTCAGAACAAAGGATGTGGTTTTTATTGATTTTAACCCGGCTGATGAGTATTCATGGGTGTATGACGTATCGGATGCGCAAGGCAATAAACTAATCCACTCCACCTACAAAAATAACCTGTCAAACCTCACCAAATCACAGATTGACGAAATAGAATCATTGCAGAACGCCGATGAGAATCTATGGAAGGTGTACGGGCTCGGGCTGCGTGGTACGTCATCCGAAACGATATACACCCATTGGAAGCAAATCGAATCATTCCCTCAGTGTAGTGATATTTGTTTTGGCCTTGACTTTGGTTTTAATCACCCTACAGCGCTTGTTAAAGTTGGTTTCCTTGATGGGGCCTGTTACGTGGATGAGCAGTTATACGAAAGCAAATTAACTAATGATGACCTGGCTTACCTTATTAAAACAATGGGTATTACTCGTTCAACTGAGATATTCGCAGAAACGGCCAGGCCGGAGGCAATCGAGGAAATAAGGCGCGCCGGGTTAAATATCAAGCCTGCTGACAAGTCTGTAATTGACGGTATAAACATGGTAAAATCCATGCCGCTATACATCACATCAAGATCAACCAATATCCTAAAAGAAATAAAGTCTTATAAGTGGAAAATAGATAAAGATAGCCGCGTTCTCGATGAACCTGTAAAGTTCAACGATGATGCAATGGACGCCATGCGGTACGCTATTTACACAAGACTTTTCAAACCAAAACGTAAATTACAATGGGCCTAAAACAAATGCTATTCGGCAACCTGATTGATAAGCAGGTTCAGTCAGGCGTGCAGAAAGCTATGAGCGCATTATCCGCTATGCAGGGTTTAAATATACTGAGCACGCCCGTTTACGGCGCAGGTAGCCAACTGGAAAATATAACCAAAGGACTATTGGGATCTGATGATGTTTATTCCATTGTCCGCAGGATAGCAAAGACAGCCGCCGGGATACCATTACTTGTTTATAAGATAAAGGATGAGGGCGCATTAAAAGATTACGATTACATGTCTAAGCAACACAATTTTACCACCCGCTCAGTAGTTCAAAAGCAAGTGTTAAAAACCAAAGCGCTTGAATTGGTTGACGCTGGCAATCCGCTACATCAGATACTTGACAATCCAAATCCGCTTTATACTGCATCTGAATTTAGGGAAGGTGCTTATATGTTCCGGTTAATCACCGGCAACACTTACATCTATGCTCCCCTGCTCGATCTTGGCCCGTCCGCTGGTCAGCCCGGGGAAATGTGGCTTTTGCCCTCTCAATACACCGTGCCAAAGGTTACCAACGCATGGCCGCGTGAAATTGCCGGATACGTTCTCAATCTTGGCCGTCCAATGGATTTAGCCGCCGAAGATGTAATTCATATCAGGTATTTCAATCCAAACTTTACGCTGTCAGGCGATGAATTAGTGGGCTTATCTCCACTCCGGGCCGGTAGCAAGGTATTGGCCAGGCAATTATCGGAAACCGATTATATGGTTAATAGTTTTCAGAACAGCGGCATCAGTGGCATGATGGCGGTGGAAGATGCGGATAATATGGATAGCCCCGACTTCGGCAAAATGAAATCAGATTTCTATGCCGAGGCGTCCGGTACACACAATGCCCGGAAAATACTATTCACCGGCGGTAAATGGAAGTATCATCAAATTGGCCTCAGCCCGGTTGACATGGACGTGCTCGCCTCGGAGGTGCGTACGTTTAAAAAGCTGTGTAATTTATACGGCATTTCCGATATCCTGTTTAACAACAGCGATGCATCAACGGAGAGTAATGTAACTCAAATGGTAAAGCAGCTGTACACCAACGCCGCCCTGCCTGAAGTGTATGCCCTACGCGATGCAATTAATCAAAGAATTACCCCGTCATTTAACGGAAAAGGAAACAAATATTTTGTAGATTGCGATGTGTCCGGCATACCTGAATTGCAGGAGGATATGAAGTACATGGCTGAGGTATGGGCCGCATTGCCAATCATGAATCCGAATGTAATTAACGAAGCGTTTGGTAATGGCAAATCGGAAGACCCGCTAATGGATAAATGGTATATCAAGGCCGGCTACAATGCGATTGATGACCTTGCTACCGTTGACCCGCTACCTCAAATTACGCCAAATGGAAATTGATAACGCCATGCGCAAAAGAATTGATGACGCTATTAATCGGGCAATACCAAAGATCACTAATTGCCGCGTTGATGAGCAAAAGGCAGAACACCGCCGGGAAAAGCTACTGAATGAATTTATCGCAATATGCAAACAACTGTCAACAAAGGATTTGAGCGAGATACAACCGACTGCCGGGAGTGCGTAGCGTGCAGTGAAGTGATCCTGACAGATATGTACAGGCTTGCTATTGAGGTTATGGGCGAAAGGATTGTGAGCGATAAGAATGTGTATTGTGAAAGTTGCTATTTGATAATGATAAAAACTAAGCCACAATGATAATATCATCTCTATTTGACATCGGACAGATTATTTACATAAAAACAGACAAAGAACAGTGCGCAAGAATGATAATAGCAATTATCGCAAGGCAGACAGGCGTTCAATATGAACTCAATTATGGGTCGGCCAGTAGTTGGCATTATGAAATAGAATTATCTGAAACGAAAGATA